TTGTGCTTGTGGTGCTTTACTAAAATTATGTTGCTCGGAGGGTAACTTTCTGTTTTTCATACTTCCCTTTTTTTTGCATTGAAAGGGGGGGAACTACTTTTCCCCAACGTCTACAGACTCCAAACACGCTGTTTTCGAACTTATGTAGAACCCCCCCAAATTGCTTAAACGGAACGAACACGCACTGCGTGTCCGCCCTTTACGTTTTTAGGCCTTCGGCTCTAAAAACTCTAACGCTACGCCTACACTCTGTGGACTAGGATGTAGACTAAACGTAGCTTTTGTCTGATCATATGATCCCAACTCAAACAAGGTGAAGTCTTCAGGATACTTATTTAAGTTCGAAGAAGGGTCTCGAACACTATCCTGAAAACTTCTGATGGCTATTCCCTTTGTTGGGGCGCAAAACGGTTGTAAAAACGTTTCTGCTTTACTATCGTATACGGTATATAATTTTTGAATCATGCTACTTGTGAATCTAATGTTTTTGATTTTATACTTAAAGCACTTTTTAAATTCTTTTCTTTATCACACAAATTTTTTGCTGTTACAATTAAATTTTTTGCTCTTTCTTGTCTTTGCAACTTTCTCTTTACATAAAAATATGGATATTGCTTTTTATACCACTCGTCATATGCTCGCGGTATCTGATACTTTTTATTATCTATTACTACAAAATCGTCTACACCGTAAACATCTTTGTAAAACTGTTCTAACCACGGTTTACCTATAAATCCGTCACGTGACATTTGACTATATTCCGGGATACGTATGTCTTGTCTTATATTAAATAACTTTTCCCATCCGTCATTACTCTTGGGTTTTTTCGTTTTCTTTAGTACATAACTTGCTACGTATCCACAACTTTGTTGAGTCACTGTTCCTATTGTTGCTCTGCCTTTACCCCATATTTTGGTAAGTTCATCGCTCATATAATCTATATTTTTTTTACCTGTAAACGTTGCTATTTTATCCTTGAAATCATATCCAAATAAAATTGCATGATAATGTGGTCTTGCATACTTTTCGCCGTATTCACCACACATATAAAACCTAAATGTTTTATCTTCTTTTCTTGATACGTGTTCTCTTAATCTTTTTAAAAATGCTGTAAAATCTTCTTTTACTAATGTTCCACCTTTTGGCAAATTTTCTTGATCATATGTCAGTGTTATGAAACAATTTTCGTCGTACATTTGTGCTTCATGTACCATTCTTACTGTCCATTCTTTAGCATGGTCTACACGACAACCTAAACACTTTCCGCATTTCATGGTCTGATACCATGAATTTTCTTCTTTAAGCTGCTTTGATGTATAACTTTTATTATAAAATTTGTCTTGTGCTTCTCGATCGAATTCGCACTTATTGTCAAAAGATTTTTGACCTTGCATTGGTTTGAAACAAACCATATAATGTGATCCTCTATATCTGAGGGTCTTTCCGGGCCCTCTTTTTTTTTACAGACGAATACCGCCCCTCATGGGGGTTAGTCTGTAATTCTTAGATTTTACTTTCAGAGCATTTTTTGTAAAATACTTTCTTGATCCTTTTGATGACATTCTTCTGCGTCGCATAACTGCTCCTTGGCTGATGGCTGATTGCTGAGGCTGAGGCTGATTTTTTTTTCTTTTTTGCTTCTTTTTTCTTTTTTTTAGACAGGTTTTTTTGAGAAACCTGTCAGTCCGCACTAATAATAACAAGAATATATAGCGCGGACTACTCGCTTCGCTCGTCTTTCACTTCGTTTTGTTGTTGTTTGGGTATAATTCCCAAATTTTGCATTTCAGTTAGATTTTCTTCATTTATGGCAAATTCTAGAAATGTTCCAACATCGTTGTTAAACTGACTTCTTACTTTGGCCGGCAATGCCTCAAAATAGGCCTTAGAAGCGTTTATCTTCTCTAGGGCTGTATGGTAGTCGTCAATTGATGTAAAATCGCCGTAAAACGGCTCTGAAGCCCTAAAATGGCTAATTTGCCCAGTTCTTTGATATTTTGACATTATTTGATTAATGTCACATTCCTTTTTAAATGATTGTTTTGTGAGTGTTTCTTCATCACAAACTGTATCGCATCTAATTGGGTCTTCATATGCTGTTCTAATACGCATGTTGCCTTTTCATTTTTGGGGGTTGAAACAACTTTTGTGAAACTTTTCCAAATAACAAACTTGATCCAAGTTTTGATGCATATTTTGCTAGTGGATAAGCCCTACCAAAATCTTCTGCTAATTGAGCGCTTGGTGCTTTTATACTTGCATCATTTCTATAAACTTGTGTTAAAGCTTCGTTCATTTGTGTTTGTGATCTTATCTGCTTTAACTCTTCTATCATTCGTTTATATTCCATAGCTGAAGCTACACCTTTTCCTAACACATCTTGCACTTGTGCTTGTGATCCTGAGGGGCTTGAAGCGCCCCCAGTTTTTGATGCTAGAATTGGGTTTAATCCTGCTTTTTTCATATCTTCCATTGCACGTTGATATGCAGTTGATGACATTCTTTCTTGAAAGTCCATCTGTTCACGTGACAATGCAATATTTTGCTTATTTGCCACATGTTGGCCATATGCAGTTACAGCACCGCCAATTAATGACGTTATCGGAGCTAAAAAATCTAACATATATTCTCCTAGAAATGGTCAATAAGGCCAGGCACGCTATATACGGGCATTGGACGAGCACAAGTATAAGAAATATAACTATCAAACAGAAAATCCGGATAAGTACCGACAACAGCTTTAATCCTGTCCACAGGGGGGTTTTCTTGAATAAATGTAGAATTGAGACTAGGCAATGATGCAAAGTTTTGCGCCAAATGCCATGAATCCAATGTTTGTGCAAAATTTGACCTAAATTGACCACTGATTTGCGAAGGTTTATAACGATATTCTGCAAATCTTTCTTGATATCCAAACACGTTTTCATCTGCTGATGTTCCTTGTGCATATATCTCTTTGTTAAGCACTGCTTGCTCACCAATATGCGCTAACGCTGGCCAATAGAAATCCCATCGTGTACTTCTACTAAACATACGGTTAAGCCCTTGCTGATAATGCAAATCTGCTCTAACCGATACTAAACCAATAACTATTGAATGCTCTACAAACGACTTTACAAACCCATTATTGCTAATATTGGCTGTTCCAAATGACGCCAAATTACCTTGTGGTGTTGGTTGTGATGGTACTGCCGATGTTTGTGGTACTGGTGTTACCAAAACTGGTGTTGTTCCACCACCTAGATATTCTGGTCTTTGTAGTCTTGCGTCTGGTGACGTTACTCCAAAATGACTTTTTAGGATTTCTATATACCTTGTACCACCTCTCGCATCACGCTCATACAACTTTTGAATTTGAAATGCTTCTCTAAGCTGGTTAATTGTCGCGGCGGTTGCTGTCGATAAATCAGCTTCCAAACCAGTGTTATCACCAAATCTCAACGCGGCTGGATTAACGTTTCCACTTGCCCACGAAGATATATTTGGACCTGAACCCGCTGTTGCATCAGTAATTAACCAAGGTAAATTAACAACCGTTGAATTAGCATTACTAAACGATACATTTGTATTATCCGTTATTACACTCGCTGTGCCTCCTAAAGGCAACGTTACTGCTGGTCCTTTTTGTGGCCATGGTAACGACGATGTAAAATAATCATGACGTTTTCCACGTCTTTGTAACACAAAATCGGTTACTGTATCTGGGCCATCGCCTTTGGGTACTGGTATTGAATTTTGTAAATTCTCGTCTCTAAACCATTCGTTCCAAATAAGGTTATACGCTCTATGAAACAAACTTGAATGCGTTATGCCTGCAACTTGCGTCGGCAAACCCATATAATCGCTTAATGTACTGTTTAAATAACCACCAGCTGGCGACGTCATCGTAGGTATTGAGTAATCTGTTGAATCACCTGGATCTACCTGTTCACCACAAAACTTTTGCCAATTGTCCCATACTAAACGCATTGGTACAGCAAAGAAAAAAGTGTCCATGTGTAAATTATCCATGAACGGGTTTAATGGCGTTGCTAATCGTGCAAACGCTGTCATTTTAAGATTAAAGGTATCGCCTGGCAATGCCTCATCGACATAAACTGGAATTAACAAACCACTATCAAACGTGGTTTTAGAACCGAACGATCGATTAAATGATGATCGCGGTATTTGTGCTTGTGGTGCTTTACTAAAATTATGTTGCTCGGAGGGTAACTTTCTGTTTTTCATACTTCCCTTTTTTTTGCATTGAAAGGGGGGGAACTACTTTTCCCCAACGTCTACAGACTCCAA